AACTGTTGTTGCTGCTGGGTCTACTTGACCTAATACTTTAAGATTATCAGACATGTTTCATACCCATTAATAAAAATTGATGTCGTTTAGAAGCTTTGCTAGTAATTGTTGATTGCATTCTTTGTATAGTAGTAATCTTAACATTTATATCTTCTATTGCTTGTTCTATAGTTCTTCTGGTTAATGCTTCATTATTAGAGTCATATTCTGTGTTGACTAAAGGCAATGCAATCGTTTTGATATCAGCCATTATCTTTTACCATCTGGTCTAATTTCTAATCTTAAATCACCTAATCTCCATCCGTAATCACTAGATGAATTAGATATTCTTAAAGCAGCTTGTCTGCTTCTGGCTCTTGTGTTTTCAAATGTAGAATTAGGAGTTACATTTATAGTTTGTAAAGTAGATAAATCTTGCAATGGATAATCTCTACCTTTAATAGTAAAAGTAACAGTATCATTAGTTGTTTGTTGATCTCTGAACTCTATATCTGGTATTAATTTTGAAATAAAAGTATATCTTTCTCCGTCAGGAGTTAAGTCAAAGTCACTTGATTCAATATATGATGAAAAACTATTGTCTTCATCACCATGACCCACTTCATGGTTATATGTATAATTTAAGTTTGAATCATCATTTTTACTAGCTGCTATAGGATTTTCATACACAGATGCTTCATCCCATGCTGTTCTTACAAAATTATCAGAAGTTGTTCCTATAGACCAAGTGCCTTCTAAATAATTATACAAAACGTATTTATCAATTTCTGTACTTGAACCTGAAGGATAGAACCACATAACTTCATTTACACTTTCATTAGCTCCGCCAAATGCTTTGTATGCTTGATCTTGATTTAAATCAGATAAAACATAATCTAAAACAGTACAAGGCAATCTTTCTGCACTTCCAGAATAAACATAAAATCCGTTACGATCCATAAAATAAACTCTATTATTTGCTGTTACAGCAGCATTAGGACCTATTAAAGACATTCCTTCGGCAACTTCTGTAAAAGAAAATATGAAAGGTTCGCCTACAAAACGCATAGAAATTATTCCTACGTCTGTCCAAATAAGTATTTCTTGTCTAGTTCTTAATGCACCTACAATAGTTGAGCCTTGCGATAATTGAACACCTCCAGCTTGATTCGTGGCAGTTGGAGTCCAATCTATTGCACTTTCTCTATCTGAAAACCTAACAAGTAAAGGATCAATATTAGAAGAACCTATAGGATTTGCTCCAAAAGCTATAACGTGTTTATCAACATCAGATGTCATAACTTGTAAACAAGCTGTTGGAACATCACTTGCACCACTTTCAGATGATAAAGCTACAGCTCGTGTTGTTAAACCATCAGACTTATCCCAAAAATAAAGACTACCTGCTCTAGGATTTACAATAGTATCATCACCAAAATTATCTAAAGACCATAATCTTAGTTGTCCATTTGCAGATATATCAGAAGATGAACCAAAAGTACCAGCACCCCAAGTTCCTGCTCCCCAACCAGTTGATCTTACATATACATCTAGTCCAGTATTTAATTGATAAGCAGCATCTGCTGCTGAACCACCATTTCCACTATCACTACTATTAGCAGTTACTGATACTGTAAAAGTAAAAGTATCATCAGTAGCAACTCCAGTTATTTGATGTTCAGCATTAAGAATAGCAGCAGTTACAACACCGCCTAAAGATACCGCACCACTTATTGTTACAAAATCACCTTCTACGCAACCATGATCATCATCAGTAGCAGTTATAGTTGTTGAACCATCAGTAGCTGAAAAAACAATACCATTAGTTGTAGTTGCTCTTATAGGAGTTATATCGTTATAAACATTACCACTTAAATTATAAAGTTTTTGATGAGTGCCTAAAATAACGTAACTTTCTCCTCCTGCTGTTTTGTAAGTAAATAATTTTCTACAAGTTCCTATGAATGTTGGAATTGCAAATTTATTCCAACCACCTATTCTTTCTGGCTTACCTTTACGAAATCTTACTTTATCAGCATCAAACCAACCACCTTCATTACTGTAGTTAGTACCTTCTTTATTTATTCCTGGTTTAAAAACATACTTAGCTAATGGCATATTAAACCTCAATCCATTCTTTTCCTTCAAACATAAGAGACTCTGCTTCTCTTCTTCTTATTAAACCTGTCAAAGTTTCTCCGCCTGCTTTATTCCATCTTCTTATTTGACTAGGTATAAGATGATAATCTCCTGCATTAAGAAGTTTTAGTAATGTAGATTTTTCTAAATTTGTTGGTCCAAGGTTATATACCCAAGCACATAAAGAATCAAATTGATTTTGTTCTAAAGGTACTTTAACCATATTATTAACATATTCTTCGTATTCAGTTATTTCTTCATTTAACATTTCGTTAGCTTCTTCTTGAGATATTTCCATGTTTTCAGTTACATTTTTAGTAATGCCATATCCAATAGTTAAAACATTTGCTGGACATCTATAAGCTTTTAATTCACATCCTTCAAATTTTTTAATTAAAGACAAGCCTTCTTGAGATATGTTCATTTTATTCTCCTTCAACTTTAGGTTTATAAGTAGTAACTTTTTTATAATAGACAACAACTTGTTTAAGTTCATTTATATATCGTTTTAATTCCTGCATGTTATAAGACATTAACTCGTAATCTGGTACAGACATAGCAAAAAAAACTACTTGCCCGTGTTCCTTTTCTACTCTTTGTAAAAACTCTTCTAAGTTTTTATCAGAAACTACATACCAATAGGGTTCTTTTAAATCTATTTCTCTAGGCATAATTGGTTGAGCAATCTGCCTTTCTAAAGGTTTAGTAACTATTTCTACACTTTGTTTACTTGGAAACAGGCTGCAACTGCAAGCCATCGTCAAGACTATCAATATTGCGACTAGCTTCTTCAATACTATTAAATACATTTTTTGTTCCCTTGTTTACTTTAGGTTCTAACAATCCAGGTTTAGCTGCTGCAAGTTTTGTTAAATTATGTCTTTTAAATATATCTAAATATCTAGTCATTTCAACTTCTATTGCTTGATTTTTGCTTTGTATTTCTAACAAACCTTCTGTTTGCAATTTGAAATCATTTTGCAAACTTTCTATTGCTAATTTTTGTTCTTGATCTCTTAATTCAAAAGCTTGGTTTAAAGCAGATAATCTTGAATTTTCACTCCAAAGAAAATAACCCGTTATACCCATAACCAGTATTACACCTATTAAAATTTTACTCATTTTTTATGCCCATGTATAAACTTGTAATGGTTTAGCTTTTCCCTTTACCTCTATTGGTTTTAATAATTGTAGCTTAAAATCAACATTTTTTGCAGTTTCTTCGCCTATTAATACTCCAACGCCTGCTATCTTCGTACTTGATTCTAATCTTGCTGCTACGTTGCATGGATCGCCAATAAGACTAAATGCAAATCTATCAGTAGCTCCAAAATTACCAGCAATACATACACCGCTATTAACACCAATACCTATAGCTATTTCAGAAATACCTTCTTTTTTGAATTTAATATTTAACTGGTCAATATTCTTTTCTATTTCTTGTGCAGCTTGTAAAGCTAATGTGTGATGATCTTTTTGTGGAATAATACTATTCCAATGGAACATACCCGCATCTCCAATAAATTTATCTGTTACGCCTTCAAATTTATTAACAGCTTGCACTTGTACATCTAATACAGCATTCATTATATAAGTCACCATTTCTGGTTCTACTGATTCTGATAGACTTGTAAAACCTCTAAGGTCAGTAAAAATAATAGAACAATCAACTCTTTTGCCGTTTACTTGGCATAACTCAGGGTTGTCTTGTAGTTTTTTAACCATGCGTGGATCAAGATACTTACCAAACTGTGCTTTAATTTGTTGTCTAAGTTTATATTGTTCTCTAAATCTTAAATAAAATGCAGTAGATGCAACGATAAACTGTGATATTAAAGCCCAAGTAACATCTATTAATAAACCTTTCTGTATTAAATAATAACCAGTTACTGTTGTTAATAAAAATAATAGACTGGTAAATAATATTCCTAAAGTTATTCCAAAAATATTTATTAAATACCAAGCCATAATGGTAGTTATGCTAAATATTAAAACTTCAAGTGCTAAACTCCAATCAGGAATATATGGACTATTTTCTATCAATATACTTTCAGCCAATGCAGCTTGTATAAAATGCGGTTCTAAATAACCTACAGGTGTACCTAGTTGAGGCATAATGCCTTTAGCAGTAAATCCTATAAAAACAAATTTATCTTTGACATTCATTTCTTGAAGGTCAGTTTGTGGAGTATTCACA